AACTGGTATAGAAATACCGACAGACTTCGCTAGTCTAAAGACAAGTATTGTTGCTGGTGCGAGTGCATTGAATACAAAGTTTGCTGAACTAACTGGTATTGATATCGGAGAAACATTTACAGGACTAAAAGATAAGGTATTAGGTGTAGCAACAGGACTGAATACAAAGTTTGCAGAAGTTACAGGTATTGATATTGGAGAAAGTCTTACTGGTGTAAAGGACAGTATACTTGGTCTGGGAACAAAAATCTCCGAAGGATTTACTGGACTGTTTGGTGAAGAAGGATTTAGTGTTGAAGGAGTTAAAACTGCAATTGGTAATATTGGTAATAAAATCTCCGAAGGATTTACTGGACTGTTTGGTGAAGAAGGGTTCAGTCTCGCTGGTGTAAGTACTGCTATTGGAACTATGCGTGATTCGATAGGGGATGCGTTTGGTGGAATATTTGGTGAAGGTGGAACACTAGATATGTCTGGAGTCACAGATAAAATTTCTGGGATGCGTGATAAGATTGCAGCTGGTTTGGGTGCAATAGGAGTACCCACATTCTCAGAAATTACAGAGAAGGCGTCTGGAATTGCATCTTCACTTTCAACTAGACTAGAAGGACTTGGACTACCAACTTTCTCTGAAGCACAATCTGCTATGGGCACTCTTGCATCAGGTCTTGGTAGTAAGATTAGTGGTATGTGGGATAGTGTTACATCCCTCTTCTCATCTGCTGATAAGAAACAGGAAGAGATTGATGCTCAAGTCGCAAAAGAGGCCGCACTTGAAGAAGCAAAAGAAGGTGGTTTATATAAAACTAGAGTTGGTAGAGATAATATTTTAGATCTATCAAAAGTATCTCAGGCATCAGATTTACAACTTCAAGCAATACTTGATGATACAAAGGGTACTTCCATTGGTGGCACAAATGATATGAGTAGTGAGAACATTGCTGCAATAGAACAGGAACTTGCAAATAGGGCTTCTGCTGAACCAGCAGTTGAAACAGTTTCATCAAGTTTTGATGGTAGTACTGAGGTTAGAAGAAAGAATGGTCGAATTGAAATGATGAATCTAGATCAAATTGATACCGCTCTAAATCTCAAAAAAATAACAAATATGGAAGCAAATGCTGCAAGGAATAGAATTTCTGAAGAGAAATCTACACGCCCTGCACCACCATCAATCAGTGCTGATGCGAAACAAGATGTGTTATCTGCAATGGGGAATGATACAACCCCTACAACACCTTTAGGTATGGGTTCTCAATCTATTCCTGCTACCGTAGAAACTGCAGCACTAAGTGCAACGACTACTGCAAGTACTTTGACATATGTACCTTCTAGGGTTGATGTTAATGCTAGAGAAGCGGCAATAGGTGGATATCGTCCACCGAATGTTGACACAAATAATATTAGTACGTCAACACTTCAACAGGGCGCATCATCTGTTATGCATTCTGATGCGGTTCAGTTATACACACAAAAGACTATGATGTTACAACAACAAGGAATTGATGCCAACACAGCAAATGCTCAAGTTACAGCACAAATGCTATCACAGAACAACACTAGCGTTGTAAATAATAATCTAGGTACAAATAGTCTGTTTTATCCAGTTGAAGCAAAAGATCATACGTCAAGTTGGAATGGTGGTAGTTCTTCTTAATAAAAGAACACCTTACTTTATATGTTTTTTAGTTAAAACATCACCATCTTTTCCAACATGTATCAACCAACCGCCTTCGTTTACACGAAATACATCTCCAGGCTTGTAAAGATAATGTTCTTTCTGAGTGCCGTCTTTACTTACACCCATTACTTCACCTTCCCAATCGCCTCTGATTTTAAATCCTTTGCCTGCTGGTAAGCTGTCTATTGTATAATCTAACCACATCATTTGTATGACTCCAATAGTTCTTTTGATGGATTGCCGATAAACTCAAAGTAACCATTTGGGCCAACTCTAAACTCATCACCAATTTCAACTTGTACATCATCAATTACAAAGTGTTTATCTTCTGTATTCTTTTCAGATAAAATACGAAAACCATTTTCAAATTTCATTAGTAGTAAATCTTTCCACAACATTATATCACCTCATTATTTTGTTGTTGCTATGAATACACCATTCCAATCCTTTGGAAGTTTTTGAGTCTTCATGTATTCACATCGTTCAATCCACATGTCATAATACTTATCTAGTTGTCCACCAAATTCACCCTTCAGATTTTGACACATTCGTATACATTTGTCGAAATTCTGGGCAGTATAGAAGCTGTGCATCAATTCGTGGTTCTCCTGTGATTTCTTATCACAATGAGAGTCTATTACTGTATATATACGAATCCCCACAGTCTTACCTTTGACTGCGAGGTCGTCAACTTTTAGATAGAAAAAGTCATCCTTCGTTTCTTTATATGTGTTCTCGCCTACTAGTAAGACGCAAGCGTACTCTTTACACTTTGATTCAATCCTTGCTGCTGTAGATACTGAGTCGCCAAGAACGTCATACGAATGTCTCCTTGTGCTACCCATTTCCCCAAGGTAGCCCAGCCCAGTATTAATGCCAGCGCCCATACCCACTGCCGGGCGGTTATCTCGCTGTAATGTTTCATTAAATTTCTCCACTGCCCTCAACATGTCCAAACCACATTGAACGGCAGTCTTAGCATGATTGGGGTCATCGTTAGGTGCATTATGTATGTGCATGGATGCATCACCAATATACTTGATTACCATTCCATTAGCGTCCAATATGGGCTGAGTAATCGCATCCATGTATCCATTCATAATATTTGTTAACCCCTTAACATCGTCACCAAAACTTTCACCTAGTGGAGTAAACCCTCTCAAATCTGAGAAACATATGGATATTTCTTTCTTCATTCCTTCTTTAATTAGTGCTGGATTTTCTTGTAACATTCTCACAACAGTAGGAGATGCATATCCAGCGAACTGTTTTTTGATTGCCTGTTTCTCAAAAAACTCTCGTGTAAACCTATTGAATATTGCATGGAATCCAACTAGAGTTGTTACGATAACAATCCAACTCCAATCAATGAGAACTAGATTACTCATAAAGGACTCATATGAGAAGTAGAGTGTACATAATGGAACAGCAATAATCATAATACCAGATAACCAATACGGTGCTCTGGTTGCAAGTAGTATTAATAACAACCCAAGTCCAATCGCAGCAACCCACTCTAAGAATGTAGACTCTGGATATCTTACTAGATTTTCACCGTTTAGTAATGTCTGTAGAGAAACAGCTACAGGTATATACGAATACTGTTCTCCCTTCGGTGTTGCAATAATACTACTAAGTCCCTCAGCGGTAGCACCTATGATGACTGTCTTGCCTGCAAGAGAATTATACTCACCAGAACTAGCACTTAGTGTAGGGAATTCTTTATTATACCTCAACCAAATTCTACCAAAAGTATCTGTTTTGATTGTAGGGTATGATGGTACACGCATTGCAGTGATACCACCTTCTTGTGTTTTTACTTGATATGATGGATCGCCTGTTGCAACACGAATAGTCTCCATTGCAATAGATGGGAATATTTCTTCTCCAACTCTCATCAATAGAGGAAGTCTTCGAACCACACCATCTATCTCTGGAACAGTTGATATAACACCAACACCATCTGCGTTCATTCCTAATATTTCAATTGGGCCTAACATACCATCCCACTCAAACAACCAAGGAAGTGGATCACCTATCTTAGCAACACCTCTGGGAACTGCATTCTTATTTGTCTGGGATGTTCCTGTTTGAGCAATAACAACACCATTACCAGCAAGCGCTTGTGCTAACGATAAATCACCGTCTAGTCTGTCTTCTTCTGAGAATAATATTGGTAGGATGATTACCCCAGCACCAGCATCTCTGAGTTGCCATATCATATCTGCAATGACAGTTCTCTTCCAAGGCCATTGTCCATACTTCTCAATAGACTTTTCATCTATTTCTAGTATTGCAATATCAGATGATAGTGTTGGGGTGTCGTATTGTTGGATTAAGTCGAATGACTTCAGGCGCAGAGTTTCCTTAACAAAGGGGTCACTCCATCCAACAAAAGAAATAACAAATAGGGTTAAAAGGGCGGTTGCCCAGTGCGTAATCCATCTCATACACCTATTTAGGTGTTAGTATTGGTTCACTGAAACACTACACCCACTAGCGTTTGTACATATTCCTGTCAGAGAATATGTTTTATCTGAAGATGCAGTTTGTTCTAAATCTAAAGTGTAAGCACCACCACCATTTGTGATGTCTATATTTGCAGTGTGGTCGGCATAACGCTGGAATACATCAACAGTGTGTCCATCACCATCTATTTCAATGTCTGCAAATTGGTCATCACCACCGTTACCTCGTTGTGATAGTTCAACGTCATTACTGTCACCGTTTATTGTAATAAACCCATCATGGTCACCAGAACCACGTTGTGTATGTTTTACAGTATTACTATCACCAGTGATGTAATTTGCAATATGTTGTCCACCATTACCGTTATCATCTGTTTGATAACTTGCAAGGCTATTACTATCGCCATTGACTATCCAGTAAACCTCATTATCACCAGTTTCATCTGTATCTATATGGCCATCTTCATGTTTACCCTGCCAGGCTTTGACATTATTACTATTACCATTAACTATTACATATGCATAATTGTTGTCTTGTTTATGGATTTGTATATCAACATTATTATAGTCTCCATTCAATATTTCTGAATACACAACATTACTATCTCCATTATCAATAGTGAGACTCATATTATTATCGTTGTCTCCACCATTACCTATTTCGCTATGAGTAATATTGCTATTACCATCAATATCAACAGACATGTTATTGTTGTTTCCGTGATTGTCCATTTTGGATATATTAAGATTACCATCTTGTGTAAGACTCATCTGCTGATTGCCACCATGAGTCCAAACTCTTACTTCATTAGTATTACCTGTTTGATTGAATGAGACTGTTTTGTTGTTTCCAGACAGTTGTGCATCTCCATAGCCTGATAATGCTTCAATTTGATTATTTTCTCCGTCTTGCACAATAGTTATATCTGTATTGTCACCAACTTGATTAACGTAAATGTCATTTGCAAAACATGGTAATGTTATAAGAACAAGACTAATCGATTTGAATAATAGTGACTTCATTTCTCCCACTCTCTCCTATGCGAATATCATAAAATTCTAAAGCATCTTGTTTTAAGTTTATATTGTATGTATTGTTTTTGTTAAGATTCATCTCAAATATATGACTACCACTATCTCTTCTGAATAACCAGTTCGTTTCTTCATCATATATCTCAATGCCTGTGTCTGGGTCTTTACCTAACTTAATACCATCTGCACTCTTCTCAAACTCTCCTCGCATTTGTAGTGCAAGTTGTCTATTCAATACATCAAGAATATCTACTAAAAATGTATTTGCAAGAAAGTCTATATCCAAACCTGTCTGCCATATCTTTCTTTCGTCTATCTTTAGTTCATCCTCTGAAAGTACATCAAAGTCTAAAAAGTCTATACCTAAGAAATCTGCAAGTTTTTCAACTCTTATCTTTTCTAATTGGTCATCAATTTCTACTGGTGTTCTTCTTATCAAAAGATTCAGAATACTACGTTCATCCAAATCCAATACAACTGGTCTCATAGGAGTTGCATAAGGACTAGGAACAACTGTTGCCTGAAATGCTTGATTCATTATAACCATACCAACTTCAGAAGCTACTGATATTTCTCCGACAACACAAACAAAGTTTGAATTACATGATGGTAGCAATACAATAGTAGAAGAACCTAACTCATCAACTGTCATTGAGAAGTCTGTACCTCTGACACCCACTGTTGCAGTTGGTGTTTTAATCTTTACGTTCTGTCTTGAGTTTTTAGCAATCTGTCCAGACGCATATCGTATCGTCCCAAAAGATGCTTTTAGTGATAATGAGCCTTTCTTAGTATTAGGGTCATATACAAAATCATCGATAACTAACTTAGAGTGTTCAGTAACATCGACTCGTGTTTCATCTATAAACTGAATCGCAGTTCTTCCGTCTTTAGTACGAACCGTATCCATACTTTCAACATCAAACTCTTTTTCAATCTCTTTAAAGGTATCACTACCTCTTTCTATATTTGTTCTACCCTTTTGCTCAATAACATCCCCCACTTTAGCATAAAGTAGAGTAGGGAATATTAAAAGTAATAAAAGACTAGTCTGTCTGAGATATGTCCACATCAAAACTATCACCTGCTATAGTCATATCGACTACGTTATCATTGATTCCACTTTGCACGATGTCTACTGTTCCACCACCGCCAGTGATTCCAAGGTTAATAGTATGTCCGTCCGAATCACCATCACCAGTTTGTGTTGTTGTGATAGCGTTACCTTCATTTGAACCAGTACTTGTTGTTGCAGTACTGTTTGAGTTGTTCATAACAACAGTTAACGCTGCAGATTTACCATTAATGGTAGACGCAATAATGTTATGGTCTCCTGTCGTAGTAAAGTTAACCACTGCATTATCTGAATCAGCTGATTCACCAATATCAAATGTATATGCGTTGGTATCTCCTGTAGTTGTAATATTTAATGTTACAGTATCACAACTCCCTGCTGATGCTGAACTACAATCTAAGTCTACAGTGTTATCTGAACCAGTAAACTCCCAAGTACCTGTATAAGTTGCACCTTTGATTGTTGCTACAATAGCGTTATTACTTCCTGTTTGTGTGATATCAAAATTCATATCATCACCATTAATCACTGCATCCGTAGTGCTTGTACCTATCTTGTTATCAGTACCATCTTGTGTGATATCCAAATCAAGCGTGTCCCCTGCTTGTGTAATATAAATGTCATTCGCATGTACTACGCCGACAGATGCCATAACAAAAATGAAAGAACTTATTATTATATTTTTCATAGTTCTAACGATTCGTTTATTAAACTTAATCGTCCTCTTTAGTTATGTAAAGGTCTTGTTCAAAGTCCCACAAGCCTTTCTCTTCTCCTTTGTAAATCATATCAATAATCGCTTGATCGATAGCAGTCTTAACTGCCACAGATGTTGGTTCGTTTGCCGCAGCGCCCGCCTCAAATTCAAATGCTCTTGTTCCCATTTCAAAGAACCTAAACACATTGAAGTCATCCTTCACACTAGCAATTGTTTTAGTAACATTTGTAGTTAACAAAACTTTACCAGAATTTACTGAAACAAGTCTCATTGAAACCGTTACTTGGTCAGTTCTATATGATGTATCCCCACCAACACCAAAGTAACGAAGTCCTGTACCGCCACTTATAATATTAGTATCGTATCCAATAATCCCACCTTCCAAAATTAAACCTGCTAGTTTCAGAGGTTTTAGTTCTGGTTTGTTTTCACCCTTTTCATATTGTTCGTATGTGGATTTCGCTAACTGTCTTTCTTTAACTAAGTTGTTGAGTCCACCTCTTTCTATTACTGTAAACCAATCTCCATTAGCTGCACATTGTAATGCATCAATAACCCATGAATCTGCACCTTGTGTTACCGCAGTAGATAACTGAGAAAATCTTTGACTTGGTTTTCTTTGTCCTGTCAAATCTTTAAACTCATAAACTGCAATCGTCATAGGTGGAGCATCTAATAATGGCAAGTTCTCTAAATTATGTTGTGTACTAGCAACAAAATCTTTTGGTGGTTTAACATCTAAATTCTGTTCTACCGTTGTTGCACACCCACCAAGAAAACACGTTAATATTAAAAATAATAATGCCTGTTCCATGTATTAAAATCCAAATCCATCTAAGGGAACAGTTATCTCTGTAAATGTTCCATCTTCTTCAGTTATTTGTACTGTGATTGTATTCGCAGTTACATCTTTTACCCAATAGATAGTTGCACCTTCTAACTCAGCAGTACCAGTAAGCGCACCATCTTCCTCAAACATACCATCCACAAGATTCTTGGATATTTGAGCATATATACGAGACTCTACGTTATTAATAAACTTATTGATTGTCTCGTTTTCTTCTTCTCTTTTTAATCTTCTCTCTTCTGCTTCTGCATCCGTTCTAAGTTTTTCCTTACGTTGATACTGAAGTTGTTCTATTGATAAAAAATGTTGCGACTGTCCAACACCATTAAAGGATGGACTACCAAATTCGTGTACTAAATCCTGTGCCTGACTAAGAGTCGGGCTTATCAGAATTATTCCTACTAACAGGGTTTTGCACAAATTGTTCACTGTTACTACCATATTTTTTCACTATCTCCTCAAGGTCACCATCTAATGGTTTTCCTGTTTTTTCGTAATGTTCTAATAACATTGCAAGTTTTGTATTTAATCTTATCATATCATTATCTAACATTCTCACCCTGTCTACCAATGCAATAAGCGTACCTTGTGCTTGTGCGATTACAGGGTCAATAGTCTTTGTTACCCACTGCCATATAAAATATATGAAGTAAGCCATTCCACATGCGGCTATTAAGGGAAACCCGTACTGACTAATTACGTTCGCTAATTCTTCCAACCATCTTCCCCCTTAATCACGCCTTGCGTCATCTTTACCTTCGTTTGCAGCAATCCTATCAATATTAGGTTTTACTCCAAATGCATAACTCATCAATGCATCTATCTTAACTAAATCGTTATTCATCGTCTGAACACGATTGTCTAATGCACCAATAATGTTTTTAAGGGTAGTTACACTTGATGTAACTCCATCAAGTATGAAACCAATCGTAAGAAAAACAAAGTAACCAGCTGCCAATGCTCCCGCTATTGGAGCTCCGACTTCACCAATGAATTGAAATACATCCATATATACTCTCTCTCTAGTGTACTATTAAATTACCCTATCTAAAAATTCTCTCATCGCATCTATTTATCAGCGTTCTATTACCCAAAATTCCTTTGGTGAGGTAAATGTTTGTTCCCATTGGGCATTCACTACCCTGTATTCCCAATAGATATGATTAACATATACTACACACAGAGCTATTATAATACCACAAATCAGAAAATATATCTTTTCTCTTTTGGTAAAAAAGTGGTCGTCATTCCAATTATCCATGATACTCTCCTCTGTATATATTTATGCTTTGTCATTGTTTTGACAACAATGGATATTTGACACATAAAAAAAGGGTCAACACCGAAGTGTTAACCCTTTTCCCAATCCGAAGATTGTTTCTCTACTAGTTTCTGGTTCTTTCAGTGTGAATCCAATTCAACCACCAAGGAATTCTGTTGCCCAGCAGACCTTATCCCACGTTACTCGTTAGCAAGTTTCTCAAAGTACGACATTGCATCGTCATCATTATCACTTGAAGCAGAGAATGGTGCGGCTTGTGGTTCTGGTGTTGGAGTTGATGTAGGTGGAGTAAAGTCCACTGTATCTTCCTCAACAATCGCAGCAGCAGTCTTTGCAGTTGCTACTGTGCCAGACAAAACGGCATCTAGTCTTGCTTTCAACTCATCATATGATTTGAAATTACTAGGAGCTGTGAAATCAGCGAGTGAATGAGTTTTACCATAGATAGTCTCTAGTTCCTCATCCGTTGGTTTCAATTGTACAGGGTTGTCAAACTCTGACTTGTCATAGTTCCAATATCCATCAACCTTACGAATCTTCAGTTTGAAGTTTGCACCTTCCCATAAATCAAATGGGTTGATTGGTGTTTCATCTGCAAATTCTGGTTGCATTGCTTCCATGATTTTGTCATAGATTTTCTTACCGTATCTATACAACATTACTTTACCATTGTTTTCTGGATTCATTGTATCCTCAACAACGTAGATATTTGAGTAGTATTGCAATTTACGTTTCTGTTTCCTTGCAATCTCTTTATCTGACTCTACACCAGAATTCCATAATGCAGAGTTAAACTCTGACACAGGGTCGTTCTGATTCATAGTAGTCAAAGAGTTCTCAATGTACCACTGTCCAGTTGGGCCTTGGAATGCGTGATTCCATAAACGTACCCAAGGTAGTTCCTCACCAGCAGGAGCAGGCAAGAAACGAATTACGGCATAACCGTTACCCGACTTATCTACTACAGGTTTCCACAGACGTTCATCAACGTATGATTTCTTTTCTGTGTTAGGTGCATCGTCCTTTTGGACTTGTTGAAGTAATTTATCCAGACTGTTCTGGTTTCTTAGTGCTGAAATTGACATATTTTTTTCTCCGTATGTTTTCGTATGTTAAAGTATTTCACGTTTTTCATTATGTAACATTATATATAATACATTAAAAGTGGCCTGAAGTCAATAGTTTTTTCAAACTATATTGACTTTATTAATGGAAAGATTTTAGCAATCTCAATCGCACATTTCTGTGCAACTTCCATATGTTCCTTTTGCGTTCCGTTCTCAGAACGTAACTCAATATAATGTACCCATGAACGTAATGTACCGTTCATGTAAAGTCGTGTCTTAGTCAAACCTTCTGGTAAGACAGCACGTGCTTGTTCTTTTGCAATACCATTGTCAATTGCCCATTGGTATGCTTGTTTTGCTTGATTGATGACTCCATGTTGTCTGCGTTGCCAGTCTGTAATAAGTTCAACTGTCTTTGCATCCATTTGGATATTAGCATCATTCTCAATCTCAATAGAATTCTGTCTATTCTTAGTGTCCTGTAAACGACATTCTCTTGTCGTAAATGCGTCACCCATTGCAGATGGTTCTGCATATCTCTGACTGAATTCTTGGAATGCGAAACTACGATGTCGCACAATTTGATGTGCAATATCTCTAGTTGTGTCAATCTCTATGCAAGCCGATGCCATTTCGAGTGGCGACCAGTGTTTGTTTTTAACGAGGTATTTGATAAGTTTTTCACTCGTTTCGTGACTTGCTTGATTGGCTGGATTGGAGACACGGGCGCAATACGCAATAAGTTCTTGGATATCTTCCCCGACATATAAATCTCCTTCTGGTGGTTGTGAATAACTAATTAGTCTTGCTTGTGTAAGCATTTGTTTTGTTTCCTTATGTTCTACCATTCTCTAGTCCACCTTTTTAAAATAATTTCAATAAGAGCAGTTTTACATCTTACTCTAGGATGGTGTCCTAGTTACTGCGTTGGCGGTAACGTGGACGATAGTTAGTGCTATTTTGATTGGATAATTCACCCAACCGTTTAGTAACATCTGCATCTCGCTTTTGCAAGTCTGCATTATCACCCTCTAACACTTTCACTCTTGAGATTGCTTCTTGCAATTTTGCACGAAAGAAATCTCGTTCTCGAATGATTTCGTCTGACATTAGAAAGTCTCCTTTATCAGCTTGAGTAGTTGCGATTTACATTTCTCTCTATTATAAGAAAGAAACACTCCATACTTGACGATTATTCGTCTTGCATCTGGCCAAATCAAGTCATTTTTCATATCCTCATCATGCTGTTTGACATATGACAATAACCCTTCTAAGATTACCATCGTTTCTAATCGTATCCTCTTTGCGAGGAAGTTCTTTAATAATACACTATGTTGTCCGTTTTGGCAAGAGAAAATTTCATTAAAGTTATCAACTTGCAAACATAATAGTGACATATCATTCAAAAAATTATATGACAAAGATTGTTTAGTTTTACTCCACTCCATATAGTTCTCCTCACTAAAGTCACCTATATATCCTTTTGGTGATTTAGAGAAGTTCGCAATGAAGTACTCTAATGTCTTATCGTCATATTTTCTTGCTGTTTTAGCAAAGAAATTCCTGTCCCTTCTTTTTAAAAATGATGCCTTGGTTGCTGAGGTTTTACCACCATACTTCTTATAGTCGTAGTCTGTAGTAAAGTGCAATTTCAGACCAATGTACATCCGATAACAATCCCACGCTTCCATTAGAAATATCCTATAGTGGTAAGGTTGCTACTCGTGGCAAGAAATTTAATTCCCTTGCATCTGCTTCTATCTTTTCCTTGAGTGGTTTGGAGATTAAAGGTGCGACTGCATCTGGCTCCATTGAATGTTTTTCACAATAGTCTAGTATTGCATCCATATATGTAGTTTGTCCAAGTCCAGCATTTACCATCTTTTCAATCATCAATGCAAACTTCTTGGGTGTCATCACTGCAAGTTCTTCCAAATTGTTCTTCATAACAAATCTCCTATTGAGCGTTTGATTTGGGAGAGAGCAGAAAGGATACCCTCTCCCAAGTCTTATAAAGCAGAGCCAGTGTATAAGTGCTGGGTGCAACGAACAGACTAACCGTAGGTCTGTATGGACGTATTAAGGCGTCACCCTTTCAATCTAATTCTGAAGTACATCAAAATCTTTTCTTTGCGTTTTCGCTCTTCCTTCAGTTTGCGATAACACCATGCTTGATATAAAGTCATAGCACTCTCCCCTGTTAAGGTTAAGTG